AACGCATTCTGTGAAAATTCTCACGAGCAAACGGATTGGCAACGATACTAAGTTCGTTTGAGATATTAATACCGTCCGCAAGTGAATCAGCGGTCTGAGTCTGACTAGTATTTCTCACCCAATCACCAAAGTATTTGTACGTTACTGTCGTATCGTCAAACACACCTGGACGGATTTCTGTATTCACCGCAAAGCCAATTGTCCCGTAAAATTTGCTCATTTTGAATTTTCTCCTTTATTTACTACTAACTTTAAGCATCAAGCTGCTCATCCTCATCAGAAATAGAAGCAACCTCGGTCACATCTTCCTCTATAACGATTGCTGAGTATACTCTTGTCAAAGCACCTGAGCATCTTGTTTCAAGAAGTGATTTCTCTTGGTTGAAATCGATGTCAAACTGTGTGAAATGTGTAATCTCGCCGCCCTTTGTTGAACCAAGAGAATAATCTGCAAGATTGCATACAATAGCCAGGAGCTTCTTTGTCTTGTTGTCTGATGTGGTACGTGTCTTATTAGCAAACTGCTCTACCGTATAAATATTTCCTACATTGAGTGCTGATGCAAGCTCTGCCTTAGAAGCGTAAATCTTTCTACCGTTCCTATCTCTAGCAAGGAGCATAACGTTAAGCTCATGAGGTGTAATATAGAGGTCAGGTGTTCCTGTTCCCTTATATTTCTCTCTTGCGTAAAGAATAGCATTGACCATAGCTTCTGCAAGGATGTAGTTTTCTCCAAAATAAAGAGAAGTATTAGAACCCTGCAATTCCTTCTTGGCGGCATCTGTGTCAATATCGGTATGGATTGCATAAAGGTCATCATCGGTCCAGATAGGTCTAATCTTGTCTGGATAAATCTTATCCTCTGTTCCGTCCTCACGCTCGTCGCCAATCATGATTGCTGTAGCAAGTGACTCATTAAGCATTGTCCTGTCAATGTCATAAAGGTACTTTACATAATCGAAATCTGTAATGTCGGTAATGTCATCCCTGTGGATTGCGTTTCTTACATATACCGTCTGCGGGTCTGTTGTACGTCTGATGAGATTGAAGTTTCCTGTAAGCTTCTTCTTTTTGCCCTTAACATATCCTTTAGCCTTTAATCCTTCAATACCTCGAATGTCAACCTGACTAGTTCTGATTCTGGAAATTGGGCTCTTATGTACCTTTGCTAAAACTGTTGTTACCCATCCCTGGTCATAGTTGATGATTTCAGGTGCGCCTGGTCTTACTTCCTTATACTCTGGGAACAGATATGAAATATTGCCGTCCCCGCTCTGCACAAATCCGCCACTAATGGCATCATGCTGTAGATTATTATCCGCCTCATAAATGGCAAGTGCTTTCTGTAGACTGCCCTCGCTCTTTGCAAGGTTAATAATGTCCATCTGGTCTGCATGAGATAACGCATTACTTTCCTTCTGGTACTCGTTGTCAAATACATTGTGTTTCATTTCGTCTTTTCCTCCTTTAGATTCGTCGGCATCTGAGCCGTCTTTTTCGCCAACTGCTGCTCCGATTATTGCATAAACCACTTTTTTCTGCTTGTCAGTAAGTGTATCAAATACATCCTGGACGGTTTCGCCTTTTTCGTCATCATTATCATCTTTTGATTCTTCCTGATTTTTATCGTCATCAGGCTCGTCATCTGAATGCATCATTACATTAACACCTCTTTCATCATAATTGATAATAGCACCTGCTTCTTCATCACCATGAACCATTACATCATCAATGTATGCTCCAGGATTAGCGCCCGCAAGTACAATACTTAACTCACGAATAATACCATGAATTACATCACTTCCGTTTTGTTTGAGTTGATTAGCATAAATCGAAAGTGAATCTACATCGCCATGTTTCACTATCTCTTTAGCCTTTTGCGCTGATTCACCATCATTAAATGAACAGTAAGCATAAACTCCATCCTCTTTGTTTTCAAGAATGGCATGACCTAAAACATTGTCTGGGTCGTTATGGTTATGATTCCAAACCAATGGTACCTTTTTACCGTTCTGACCTTTGAACGCATCACGCTTTATAACACGCCCATCAGAACAACGTAAGTCGTTTCTAGTAGCCCAGCCACTAAAATCATACTTCATTTTGAATTTCCTCCTTAATTATTAGTTATGTTAGCGAGAAGACTGAGTTTTCTTTTTAGCGGCTTCTCGTGCTAATTGATTTGATGTCTTCTTACCAGAAGTATTCACACTAGTCTTAGATGAACTACTGCTTGAAGACTTCTTTTTAGAAGAACTACTTGAAGATTTTAGGAATGCTGAATTAGCATAAATCTTGTCAAGCTCTTCATTATACTTTGTCGTTGCATCCGTTCGGATTTGCGATTTGTTAGTTTTGGCTGTTTCTCTGGCAGTTGTTGCAGCTGTCGTATATTCATCTTTAGCCGCTGTGTTTTCTGTAGTATAAGCATTAGCGGCAGCCTCTTTCTCACTGGAATAATCACTATTTATAGATGCTTTCTTGCTTGTGTAATCATTTGTAGCAGCTGTTTTTCTGCTAGAATAATCACTATCTATAGACGCCTTCTTGCTTGTGTAAGCCTCGCCTATCGTGGCACTCTGCGTCTTATATGCAGCAACTAACTCCGCTTTTTTTGCAGTGTTATCCTCTCGAAGTTTAGAAATCTTGTTTTGGATTATCACCTTCTGCTCTTTCTTCTCGCTTTCAGACATGTTTTCTAACTGATCCTGCAACGAATCAATTTCAGAGTTCATCTTTGTCGTGTAATCCTCAATTTGGGAATCCCTATCTGCCTGTGCCTGCTCCAAAGACGTTGATTTCTCGTTTTGTGCATCCTCTGTTTGGGCTTCCTTGTCGCTTTTCGCACTATCCAAAGCCGCTGTTTTTTCATCCTGAGCGCTCGTTGTGGATTCTTCCTTCTTGGATTTGGCTTGTGCATAAGCGGTTTCCTTTGCAGATTTTGCAGTCGCTATTCGTTGTGTCTTAGTAGCTTTGGCAGCCTCGATTGCTGCTGTCTTGGTATTATCCTCTGCTGTCAGATTGTTAGACTTTTCCTCGTCTATTTGACTTTTGACATAAGCTTTGGCTATCTTTCCATCATCGTTTAAAGTGCCACTTCTTGTGCCTGTCAATTGTCGATTTTTCATATAATACTCATGAGCTTTAACAGGGTCGTAGTACGGACTGGCATATTGCTGATGCTGTAAATAATTAGCCATAAACTACACCCCTTTCAGTTTGGATTCTAATTTATCGAGATTCGAGTCTACTTTATTCAAAGCATTCATATGCTTTATAAACTCTTCATCCGTCATTCCGTTCTGTGCTATCTCTTCCTGCTCTTCCTGCTCTTCAGGTTCTGTTTCCGCAGGCAATTCTTCTTCCAGTATTTCCTCGTTAGACTGATTCAGATTACTGTTAACCAATTGGTCTGCCTTCGGGTCATCAGAAGGTTTCATTCCGATAACCTGCCTAATCTCGTTGGAAGTCATAATCTCGTTCCTTGTGAACTTGTCGGCAATCTCGGCTAAATCTGCCACAGGAACAAGCTTGAACGGGTCTCTAAAGAATTTTATAGATTTGTGCTGTGTACGTGCTGTCTTTGTCAAAAATTTACGTCGCATCTCGTCAACAATAGCAGATATAATCGGTTCAATGCTTCTATTATTGTAATTCAACATAGTTTTCTCATCAGCTGTACCATCTAATACTGCTTGCGTAATACCTAACTGGCTGTATAGCATACTCGTCAAATATTCAATCTGCTTCATTAGATTGTTTTCAACTGAACGATTAAGCTGTGTGACATGCTCTGTACCGTCTACATAAGCGATTCCATATTTGGAACCTGCCAATTGTTGTTCTATATCTTTTCGCCTTTTTTCGGCTTGTGTGCGACGTGCTTCTGATTTTATTACGTAAGGCAATTGAATAATCAAATCCAATTTACCAGCACTACTTTGTTCATCTACCGCATCAAGAAGATTGAGCTTGCGGATAAGTCTTTGAAGCGTGGAATTTGGTTCATTGACTACGGAATATAACGGGTTCTCAATAATCCCGACTGTTTTCTTTGGAAGTATGATATCCTGTTTCAGTCCTGTTGCCTCATTGTACAGTCGTACTTTAACATGCTGAGGATACCAATCAATAATCTGACCAGTACGCATTGTAAGAATGTCAATTCCACTTGATTTGTCTGGGTCGATGTCTGTATCTGTTGGGACTATTGCAACACATCCTTCATCCATCATTGACATTACTACATCTTGGATAAAAGCTCTTCCAGTCTGGTCTATATTAGCTTCCACAGTCAGACAGTTATTCAATCCAGAATTTATCTCATTTAAAAACCTCCCCTCGTCATCAAGCTGAACATGCTTAATGTCTATGGCGGCTACATCTATAGCAATTCTATTGTATACGGATGTTATAATAGACCTTTCGTTACCACGGGTCATTCTAAACCTATCTGGTCTATAAGAATAACTCGGTCCTATATCATGGTAATATCTCGTTGGGTCTCTATTGGTAAATGCATTCCAAGCATGTTTTAATCTTGTAGTAAATGGCATTTCCATTTTGAATGAACACCTCCTTAATTTTGTGCAAACGAAAAGAGGCTATGCATATGTAGCCTCTCTCTTCATAAAAGGGAATGTATTTTTGGCGAAGCGGTTTTACTCTTCAATGTCTGCAAGTTTATCCAAAATTTTCTCACATATCAGTCCTTTGGAATTTGGATTGTAATCCTGGTCTAAGCATTTTGTGACCATTTTTGTACCAACAACATCTTCGATTTCTACGTAATCGTCATCCGACAAATTGTTAAAATCCAAATCCAAACCAAATTCTTTCATCAATTCAATTTCTTCTTTATCAAACATAGAG